AAACGTCGACAATTTTTACACATTTTTTGTGAGAGCCTGTCACACAGTGTCGGGCCTAGCGGTGTCGTGCGTTGCATCGCCGGTCAGCAATGGGCTTTCAGCCTGACCCAAACCAGCACCGCCGTATATCTGTCAGCACAAAACCATTTGACACCTATGCCTATTGACCTATACTAATGGCGTTATGAACAAGAAGTCTAAACCACAACAAGAAGAACCGGCTGACCCGCAGGGATTTACCTTTCGCGGACAGCAATTCACCAGCGCCATCACGGTGCTATTCCGCATGGCTACCATGCTAAACCTCACTGACGAGGAAGTGGCGTATGCAGTTAAGATAGCTGATCTCTGCCCAGCAGATGATGGTGTTCTGATTGATACGATCATCGAGAACAATGTTGATGTCCCGCAGGAGGAGACTGAATGAGCAAGCCTAAGAAGGTTTCGCCAGAGCTTGAGCGGGTAAAGCGCAGCATCTACAAGATCACCTACGTGATTCTTCCGATAGCTGGCGCAGCCCTGCTCTGCGCTGACGCAATTGGGTTAGCTGACATCCACATCGCACTATACGGTAGCCTACTGGCTGCGGGAGTCCTGACTGATTTCGCATTCTTCTTAATCAAGCTTGTCCTGCTGTCTGTAGCCGCAGTATTCATGCTGTCGTGGTTTATCTGCTCTCAGATAGCAAATGTATTCGTTAAACTGTTTAGAAAGTAATAAATATGAGCAGCCACAAGAGATCCAAGTTAATACCCTCCGACAATGAGTTTTACGATAAAACAATGTGCGGAGGCGGGAGCGAAGTGCAGGACAAGCCCAAGAAGCCTTTCCGAGTTACTCAGACTGGGAAGGTCGTATTGGTGTGTTCAGCACTGTTTTCTCTGACCGTAATTTACGCCCTCTTCCCATCTATCAACACTGATGCTGTGAAGCGGCGAGCCAGCGCGATGAGCGGCAATGCAACAGTCGAATCGAGCGGCCTTGAGCAAGAGGTTGACACTTCACTTCTTGCGACGGCAATCGCTGAGTCCATTTTTGGTATGATCTACGGATCGGACAACGCGCACGTCGTTATAGCCGCCTTTGAGGACGGTTCCACAGAGCGAACGGCAATCCCGCCGTTTGAAGCTCTAATGGAAGCATCTGGGGGCAGCATACAAGTGATCAAGCGTGAGATTCGCGGGATGATCATGGAGGGCATCCTAGCCGGTGCTGTGTCGTTTGACTTGAGGGCGGTATCGCCTATTCCTCTCTTTCGACAAGCTGGCAAGACAGCCTAGAACACAGACTTAACCGTCACCTTTCAGTTCCCGCAGTAAAAGAAGAGCCTTTTGGCGCAAGCGGTGAACGAGGGGTGGCGGTTTTTTTTGCTTAGAGCAGATCGAGCATATCTGACTCTGCATCCTCCTGATACTGATCAGGATTGCTCCATTCCCGCAGCGACTCAGCTATGCGGGACAGCGTTTCGACGTTGAGTTGAGTATCGACTAGGCGAATGACCCGCCAGCCCAGTAGCGTAGCTTCCAAGTATTTCTCAGCATCTTTCAAAAAGCCTGATGCTCGGTTATGGCGGCCATTTACGTGTATCCCGCCCTCGACCTCAATCAGCGTCATTGACTCAGCGTGAGCGAAATCGGCCCTCCACTTGCGCTCAGGGTGGAATCGCAACTCCTCCTCTAGATCAGGGCCGTCAATATGCTTCCAGACAGCGCAAAACTTCTTTTCTAGGGATGATTGCTTGTGTGACATCAGTTTTATGCGGTTGTCAATGAGTATTTGACGTAGTGTTATAGTAATTATATACATTATAGCCAATATCGCAATTACAATCTGACTATGCCGCCAAAAAAGAAAGCAGCACCCAAGAAGAAGTCGCCTACTCGCCGTTCACTGGATAAAGCAAAGCACGACGAGAAGCTGTGGGTGAGTTCTTATGTCGAATTAGCTGGCAGACTGGGTGTTTCCCGCCGCACAATAACTCGTTGGCGCGAAACGCATAGGGATCATCCAAAAGGGAGGGCCAATGGGGATCATTCGGTCAAGAATTGGGAGGAGTTCATCAAAGAGAAGGACTTGAGCGCAAACGGCGACGGACAAGACCCTAATCAGGGCGCTTTACCAGAAGGCGTGGACGGACTCTTGACGAAAGAGGAGCTTTCCCGCATGGATCTGAAGGTGAAGATCGCGGAGAGGGCATTCAAGCTCGCCAAGGACAAGGAGCAATACATTCACAGCGAAGTTGTGCGAGAAACGGTCATGGGACTAGCCGCTGAAGCAATCAAGCTGCTGCGGGACCGACTTGAGAACGAATTGCCACCCATCATCGAGGGTCAGGACGCAGTTTTTATCCGAGTCGAGATGGAAAAGGTCATCGGCGATTTCTGCGAGACAATTCACTCTGGTTTCGGAATTGAGGATGCCTTAGATGGCTCTGAGAGCGATTCTGAGGCTTTGGAGGGTGATGAGGAGTATGACGAGGAGGAAGAGACTGAGGACTTCTCTGCATGAGCGAGGAAGCCGCCATAGTATCGGGCGAAGTCAAGCCCGAGGAGCTGATCATCTCCGTCGATGAGAACAAGGCTGACGTAGCAGAGAAGAAGGCTGCTGACGTTAAGGCAATACAGTCCATGTGGACTGATTCGTGGCGACCACCCGATAGAAGAAATGCATGGCAATGGGCTGAAGGAAAGACTGGGATCACTAAGATACCGTATTCGCCTGTGCCGGGTCGTTTCTCCACCGTATCATCGCCTTGGGTTAAGGAGCCGCTTGAGACTCTGACCGACCCTACCTGTCAGACTGTTCAGATCGTTGCTGGTATTCAAGCATCTAAGACGCTGTTGATGGAGGTTGGCGCATCATTCATCACTCATGCCGCCCCCGGCCCTACCTTATGGCTCGATCAAACCGATGCGGAGGCAGCCGACGAACTTGACGGGCGACTCAAGGAGCTATGGAAACACAGCCCTGACATCGAGGGGCTTATACCCGGCACTACAGGCGTTAACCGATATAAAAACAAGCGCAACAAGGTAACATTCCTTAACAGTATGCCCTTTTGGTGTTTGGGCGCATCGAACATCAAAAACCTTCAGCGTCGATCAATTCGCTACATATTTGGCGACGAGACTTGGCAGTGGCCTGATGGTCGAATGCGAGAAGCACTAGCGCGTCTCAAGTCGTTTGGCTGGTTGGGTAACGCAATGTTCAGTAGTCAGGCTGGACACGTCGATGACGACACCGACAAAAACTTTCGGGCTGGAACACAGGAGCAGTGGGAATTTGCTTGCATAAACGACAAATGCAAGACCGTCCAGCCCTATCTGTGGGAGAACGTGGAGTGGAGCGAGGATGCAAAGCAATCTGGTGAGGACGGTAAGCCTGACAGCTACGACTTTGACCTAGTTCGTCAATCAGCCAGAATCGTCTGCCCTGAGTGCGGTCACGAACACGACACCAGCAAGACAATGATCCTGCGCCAAATGAACGATGAGCGAAGAGGGGCGGGATACAGGGTAATGAATCACTCCGCACCAAGTAACCACCGCAGCTTTCACTGGAACGGTATGTGTTCCACTCCCGCTGGCGACCTAGCAGTGCTGTATCTACAGGCTAAGATGGCAGCCCGCAAAGGCGACATCACCGAGCTAGAGATTTTCTACCAGAAGCGACTCGCACTACCTTGGCAAGACTCGTATGAGGACTTCAAGTTCGACATCGAGCCGTCAGAGTATGAGCTGGCCGAAGAGTGGGAGAGGGAAGGTATGCTTACTCGCGGCAGAAAGCTAATCACCAGACCAGAGGAGCCATACAGGGATGACTTTGAGAGCGAGGCTGACTACGGTGAGGCCAAGCGATCATACGACCGCACAATTAAGGGCGGCAAGAGGCTTCGGGTCATGGGCGTTGACTGTCAGCGTGATCACTTCTGGGTAGTTATTAGGTCATCCGATAAGGAAGGTAACTCACGCTTGCTGTTTGAGGGCGGCGGTCGCGATGTAGAGGAGCCTATCCTGACTTGGGAGGATCTGGACAAACTGCAAGAGCAGTATGAGGTGGACTCGCGTTTTGTGTTCGTTGATGCGGGACACAATACTGCTAGAGTATACGAAGAGTGCGGCAAGCGCGACTGGACCGCCACAATGGGTCGAGGTGAGGGAATGTTTCCCCACAGAACCAAGTTGCCCAACGGCCAATACAACAAGGTCGAGCGAATCTACGCTCCGGTCAAGAAGGTTTCGCTGGGCAGGGGTAAGACTTGCCGTATGCACTACTTCTCCAACCTACACGCCAAGGATATACTGCACAGGCTAAGGCAGAACCAAGATCCTAGCGACGGTCTAACTTGGGAAGTCCCGCAGGGTGTGTCAGAGGGATACCTAAAGCAGATGGACTCGGAGGAGCGCGTCAAGAAGCCTAATGGCAAGTATCAGTGGGAGCAGATCGGCGCTAGAGATAACCACCTTTGGGACTGTGAGGTTTTATTCGTAGTGTTTCTGTCCATGATGAAGATGACCGGCGGGGACATAACTACGAACGCCGGTGAGGGCCGCAAAACAATCGAGCAGCCTGACCCAAACGCATAACGCCCCAGCCGTATAACGACTGAGGCGATCCGCTTGCTATTGGTTAATGTGTTGTATTAGCAGCCGCCACCATTGTTGCGGCAGTCGCCTTGGTTCTGGTTCTGATTTTGGTTCTGGTTAACATTGATGTTGATGTTGCTACCACCACCGCTACCGCCGCCGTTACCGCCGCCAGTAGATGTGGATGATGCGTCACCGCCGTTACCGCCAGTAGCAGTGGCAGATCCACCGTTACCGCCGCGACCACCGTCACCGCCTTGACCGCCAGCACCACCAGCACCACCGTTTGCAGTGTTGGAGTTGTTGTTGGTAGCAGATCCGCCGGTAGCAGTCCCGCCAGTAGCAGTGTTGGAGTTGCTGTTGGAAGCGGAGCCTCCTGTGGCGTTACCTCCACGACCGCCAGTTCCACCAGCCGCGCTAGATGCAGCGTCAGAAACGGCACTAACAGCGTTGTTGATGATGGTGTCAGAGCCGAAAGCGTCTTTCATAATGAATGCTTCAGCAACGCCACCGGCAGCAGCTACAACAGTGTGACCGATTCCGGGGCCACTTGCAGTTGCTACGATTTCGGTGCGTGATGGAGCGCACTTACCGTCACGGTGTTCTACCAGTGCAGTAATGTTCGGACCATCGAAGGTGCGAGCATTGACGCGATAGTATACAACGTCACCAACAGTCCCAAGTTCCTTAGTGCTTTTGCAGGATACGAATGAGCAGGATGCGATTAGTGCGATTAATGTGTATTTCATTGTCATATGGCTCACATTATGGGCAAAACACTTCGCCTATCAAGTGTTTTTTTTCACATAAGTTAAAATAAAGGCTTTGACAAATGCGGTTGACGATGCAAACTGTAGTATATGGTAGCAGATTATTCCATCGGTTTTACGCAAAAAGAGGTCGAGGCGATCATGGCGGCTCAGAAGAAGGAGCTTGCTAAGGTTTTAGTCTCCTTCTCTGACAACGGCACTCAAGCTGTTCGCAGGAAGCTGGATGACATCAATCAAATCATTGCCGCTTGCCAGAAGGCACTCGTGAAGATGGACCCTGAGCGATACGGTAAGAAGCACAACACGATGGTAGCTACGGTTCCTCGACGCATCCACAAGTAAGAATTATGTCTCCTAAAATCTCGCCAATCAAGAAGGCATTCGCAAAGGGAACCAAGGGCTTGTTTGATCTGGCTTTTGGTTCATCTTGGGATGCAGCCAATTATAGCCCAAAGCGGGCGCAGACCCCCGGCGCAGCACCATCTGACTTCAACACTGATCTCACGACGCAGACTCGCGAGGAGTTGGTCAAGGGATCTCGCTACATCATGCGAAACAGTGGACTGCCTCGCGAGCATCGCGAGCTTTACTGGCTCTACGGAGTTGGCCCAGAGGGTCTGAAGATGCAAGCCACGACTCAGGACGATGAGTGGAACGAGGCGGCAGAGCAGTATTTTAAGAAGTGGTCTAAGAGGGCTGATGTTACGGAGCGTTTTGACTGGGCTTACATCCAGAAGCTAGTCAGCTTTGCAATCGACACTGACGGCGAGATATTCGTCGTTAAGACCCGCTCTCGCCGCACTAGAGAGCCTAGACTGCAACTCATTGAGACTCACCGTGTCTGCAACAAGGATATGCGCAGCGCGCCTGAGTCCGAGCAGAATGAGAAGTGGATTGACGGCATTCGCGTCGATCACCAGACCGGCAAGCCAATCGCGCTTGGTGTCAAGGACGAGGCGGGATACGTCAAGACTGTTCGTTGGAACAGTGTCATCCAAGTCGCCGAGATGGAGAGCGCCTCCGCATATCGCGCAATCCCCACCCTTAGCCACTCGATCAATCACTTCCTCGACGAGTCAGAGATTCTGGCTCAGGAGAAGGCTAACGTCAAAGCTGCGGGAGACGTAGTGAACGTGCTGAAGCGTAAAGGCGGCGCACTTGAGGAGGGAACAGACTACGACCCATTCGGCGCTAACGACCTTGACGAGAACGGCGAGATGTCCTCCGACCCCAAGGCACTTGCCAACATCACCGGACAGAAGACGCTCGCAATCTACGATGACGAAGAGTATCAGAGCATCGAGTCGAATCGTCCAAACAACACTTTCAACGGATTTATCGACCTACTGCGTGAGGACTCGCTTCTGGGCGGCACACCCGGCGCGCTCGCTATCGGCGGCAAGTCATTGAGCGGAGCCACCAACCGACTGATGGTCGCCAAGGCAGAGCGGAAGTTCAAGTCCCGCACCCGCACCATCACTAGCTTCGCTGAGTCCGTATGGTTCTTCGTGATCGGTGATGCCATTGACCGTGGCGAGCTTGCTCCAGTCAAGGGCTGGTCTAACATCTCTGTAACGCCTCCGCGCAGCCTTACTGTTGATTCGGGCCGCGAGAGCGAGGCTAACCGCCGTGACGTGGACGCTGGCATCAAGCTTGTCAGCGACAGCTACGAGGAGCAGGGCGGCAACTTCATGGACTCCATGAGGAAGAAGGCTAGGCTAATCAGGCAGGTCAAGGAGCTTGCTGAGAGCGAAGGCATTGACCCCAAGACACTTTTCAACTTCGACTCTGAGAAGACTATCGCTCAGGAGTCAGCGGGAAGCGACGAAGCTCCGAAAAACAGTGAGTCTGGCGGTGCGCCATCAGGCTCTCCCGCAAAAGGATAATTACAAACACAACAATCTATGATTAAGGAAGCTATAAACAATGATGCGTGGGCTATAATGCCATCATCGCTCGATAACATCTCCAGCAAGGTGCTTGCGGGAGTGAACGACCCAGTTCTCACCGAGGGTGTTGCTGAGGGGTCTGACGGAGCCTCTTACGTGGCAGCTAAGGCAGCGTTTATGTCGCAGTTCGAGGAGCAGCTTCGCGTTGACGAGAACGGAACCGGATACCTTTGTATCGACGGCCCCATGATGATCAACCCCGGCCCTTACGAGCGCATGGCTCTGGGTGCTGCTGATATGGGTCGCATCGGAGAGCTTGTTAGAATTGCTGCTGGCGAAGAAGAGATCACTAGCCTAGTGATAGAGATCAATAGCCCCGGCGGGACAGTAGTTGGAACGCCTGAGTTAGCTAGTGCCATCCGAGAGTTCAACGCCAGCGGCAAGAAGTCTATTGCATTCACCAGTTCACTGATGGCTTCCGCTGCTTACTGGGTTGGATCGCAGTGCAGTAAGGTGGTTTGCACCGAGTCTGCAATTATTGGTTCGGTTGGCGTTATTCGCGCACACGTTGATCTCACTGAGGCCCGCGCTCAAGCGGGTGTTAAGGTTGAGGTCTTCCGTGGTGGTGCCAACAAGGTCGCTGGAGCTTACAGCACTGAGATCAACGAAGAGCAGCGGGAACTAATCCAAGAGGGCATCGACGAGAAGCACATGGAGTTCCAAGAGGTTGTTCGCGCATCGCGTAACATCGACGTTTCAATGCTGGACGGACGCACCTTCTACGGCAAGCAAGCTGCTGAAAATGGCTTCGCTGACTCCGTTGTAGCATCCTTCTCATCACTCTCATCTGATAACGATTATGACGATTACATGACTGAGTCCGAGGAATTATCTGAGGGTGAAGTTGACAACTCAAGAAAAGATATGAGCATTCCTGCTGAAAACAACGAATCGGCTCCTGTAGCAGAAATCGCCGAGGGCGAAGTCGCTATCAGCGAGGCTGTCGCAACGGAGCAAGCCGAGGAGTTTGCTTCTCTCGAAAACACCGCCGACGACTCCGCTGAAGAGATCGCTACTGAGACTGCCGAAGAGGTTGTTGAGGAAGAGGTTGCTGAAGAGTCTGAGGAAGTAGTTGAGGAGCCTGTTGAGGCTGCCGACGAAGAGGAGAAGGAAGAGTCCGACGAAGAGAAGGAAGAAGAAGCTGAGGAAGTCGAAGCTGAAGAGTCCGACGAAGAGAAGGAAGAGTCCGACGAAGAAGAAGTCGAGGAAGCTGAGGAAGCAAGCCTTGAGTCTCGCGTTAATGACCTCGCATCCAAGCTGGACGCTATCATCGCTGCTCTTAACCCATCCGAAGATTCCGCTGAGGAAGATTCCGAAGAGAAGGAAGAAGAAGCTGAAGAAGCTGCTGAAGAAGCTGCTGACGAGCCTTCTTTCGAGGATCGCGTAGAGGAAGCTGCTGAAGCTAAGGCTGCTAAGATCGCTGCCGACAGTGGTGTTGATTCAATCGAAGTTGCTGCCGAAGAGGGTGACTCCAGCCAGTATGCTGGTTTTACGGACGCAGAGCTTTGGGTGGAACACTCCAAGATTCGCACCGAGGAAGGCGACAGCGCCGCCCGTGCATTCTACGTGAGCCAGATCCGCAGCAAGTAATTTAAACAATCTGCCGCCCCGCAAGACGTGGGGCGGCCTCTTACACACACAACAATAATACAAATACACTATGGCAAATACCACAGCCGCCGTGAACGTGGATCGACTCGCTGAGCTGACCCTCGACACGCTTATGACAAAGGGTGTGCCTTTGAAGGCATTCACCACCGACCTCACTTCTGCTGTTTCTCAGCGTGGTGACGTTGTTCGCACTCGTTACGCAGGAAACCCTAGCGTTGTCGATTTCTCCGACCCCGCTAACCGTGTTGCTGCTGACGCTGACCTCACTGACCTCTCTGTTACTCTTGACCAGTATCAGGGTGTTGGAATGGGCTTCACTGACCTTGAGCGTAGCTACACCGACTTCGACCTCATCCAGTTCCACATCGAGCCAGCCGTTGCTGCTCTTGTTGACAAGATGATCGAGGACGCACTCAGCCTCGCCGTCAGCGGAAACGTTTCCGACACACAGGTTTCCACCGCTGCCAACTTCGACGCTGACGCTGTTGCTGACCTTGCTGAAGGTCTTAGCACCCGTAAGGTTAGCACCGCTGGTCGCGCAATCATCATTCCTCCGTCCTACATGAACGGTCTGCTTAAGGACTCCGTCCTTATCTCCGCTTCGGACAACGCTGAGGGACGCACTCCTCTTCGTGAGGGTATGGTTCGCCGCATCCACGGTTTCGACGTTTTCGAGTATAACGGCACTATCCCTGCCAACTCACGTAACATGACTGGTATCGCTCTTCAGCCACAGGCACTTGCTATCGCTTCTCGCGTAGTTGCTGCTCCTGAAAACTGGAACGGTCAAGTTCGTAACATCACCGACCCTAACAGCGGTCTTACACTTCAGCTTCGCCACTGGTATGATGACATCCAGCAGCGCACTGAGATTTCCGTTCTTTACGGAGTGAACGCTGACAGCACGACTGGCTCAAAGGCCACTGCTATCGTTTCGGCTTAATTGTTAAAACCCTAAAGGGGGCGGGTGGTAATAGCCGCTCGCCCCTTTTTTTTACCTCATAATATCTACATTTATCACATCATGGAAAAAACATCACTTGTAATCGGATTTAACGGCGGCAAGGCAACCATCGTCGCCTGTGGGGACGTTGACGCTTGCTTCGACGCTTATCGCAAAGAGATCGACAGCAACAACTTTGAGTTCATCGGACTACTTCGTAAGCCAGAATGGTATCGCAGAGGCAAGCCACTCTTGGTTCAGAAGCAGAAGGAAGATGCTCACGCCAAGCTCACTGACGAGCTTAGCAAGGCCAATGAGAAGGCTGTTGAGGCGGTCGTAGAGGCAGAAGCTATTGAGGAGCAACTCAAGAAGGCTGACAAGCCCGCGCCAGCCAAGAAAGCCCCAACTAAGAAGGCAGCTAAGAAGAAGGCAGCCAAGTAATTACAGGACACTTTTAGTGTGTATACCGCCGTCAGTCGCCTAGAGGGGTGGCTGGCGGCTTTCCTTTTACGTTGACGGCTCTATAAAGATATGGGTAGGAATTTACTCCAAGAAGAGATGTCGGATGCCGTCATCGAGATCGTTGATGACGCAGGATACGACATCGAGTGGAAGGGCCGTGAATACAGGGCTATCCTTGATGACCCTCAGATCATGCAAGAGCTTGAGATCGGCGGGTTCGCCCCTAGTGGTTCTTGGCTGCTAAAGATACCTAGAAAATGCTTTAACATGGGCGACGGGCCTTTCCCTGAGATCAACGACAG